GGTAGGCCCAATTTCGTGTATGGAGATGCCGCCATTTCCCCAGCAACCCGAAGCCTTGCCCCTGCATAAGCTGCCTGGGTTCGGAATGGATTAGCTGCCGCCTGTTCTCCTGTTGGCCTGGCGAGATCAGAAAGGCCCTGAGGCCCAAGACCTGCGATGTAGAACGGGTTTTGCTCTGGGTTTGGACCGATAGCCTCACGAAGGTTCTTGTTTGCCTGAAGCTCATCGTACATTTGGGAGGCTGCAACATATCCCCTGTCCATCCTATCGGATGCCTGTTCCGGAGTCGGAGTAAGGCTGGTTCCACCGTCGGACGTTTTAAAAATTTCTGGCGCTGCGCTCATTCCGGCGTATCCCTCTCCGTCCACCCCTCTTGATCTCCTGATAATTGCAGTGCCGACTTCGCGCTTTATTCGTGACCCGGCTTCTGAGTTGAACAAGTCTAGTATGTCGCTAGACAATAGGCCTGTCTCACGGAATGCAAGGTCCTCATTTCGGACCACAAGATTTCCATCTCCGTCAAGCCCAAATGCAAGATCAAGAGTTCCAGACTCGGTCAAGTTTTGGTAAATTGTCTTTGAAACCTCAGAAATTGCAGCGTCAGATCCAGGCCCTCTAGCGATATTGTCAAAAATCGAATCCGAAACGTACTTTCCCCATGATGCATTCTGTTTGATTAGAGCACCAGTAGATGCCCGACCTATAAGTTCCGGAGATAGCCCCGCAACAGAAATTCCACCATTTTCCGCATCGTATGAAGATGCGCCTATTCCATCCAGATACTTTAGGTATGCAGCTTGATCCATAACATAGTTGTCTAGGGTAAGGACCTTGTTAACCCTTCGATTGTTTTCGTCAATTTCGAAGAAAGTGTATCCGAGAAGTGATCCTTCTTGTGTTAGTATAGGAGTCTTTTCCTGCTTGGCAAGAACTTGCCAGCCGCCTCCCTCTGTCAAATCTCCGCTGGAAAGAGTAACTATTCCGTTGCTAACAGGCTTGTTAACTACCTCAATAACTACGCCGTTTGCACCGTATGGAACTGCCTTTAGATATCCCTCTCCACTCTGAACAAGATCTGCTGACCTATAGTCACTTACTGCACCAGTAATGAGCTCCTTAGGGTCTACTGAGCCGTTGGTAAAAATCAGAGCAGTTCCGGTGTAGGTTGCAACAAGCCTGTCAACTTGAGACTGGCTTAGGTCTGCAATGAACTCTACCGGATCACCATTATTATCCAGGAAGTCTTTTCCTCCGTCTGGAGTCTGTCCGTTTAGAATTGACATAAGACCCCTGCCCATTATGTCAGTTCCAACCTCTTCGGCAATGTTATTTGCATGCCTCTGGTAAAGCTCGACATTGGTCAATGGATTTCCGAGGCTTCTCTCGTTGTCAAGGGTAAGATTTAGAGATGAGCGGTCCGCGGCCTCAAGCCCGGTCAGAAGTCCCATTGGACCAGAAAGCTCAGCATCGAATTGGGTTAGCATCGCAAGCGCCTGAGCCTTTGTCGATGCGTCAGACATGCTTGACTTTGCAAGGATCTTAATTGACTCCCTGGTCTCTTGGGTCCATGCGATAATTGAGTCGGAACTAAGCTCGACGTCTCCAAGCATTATTCCCGCCTTTTGACCAGATAGGATCACGTCAATCTTGGAGTCTAGTCCAAGGCTAAGCCATCGTGAAACAACGCCCATTGGGTCGCCATTCCCTTGGATTGCCAGCACATCATCCTGGGTCATGAGACCAGTATTGGCGGCCTCTTTGGCAGCCTCGATGAGTGTGGATGCCAACTTAGCGGTCCGCCTAGATACAACATCGACTGCGTCTTGAAGCTGCTTTCTCTTAAAATCATCTGCGGCTCGGTCGGATGCGTCCGCGAGATATCCCTGAATGTCCCGGTATACCTTGCTGTCCTTAGATAGGCCCATCTCTTCAGCACGCTTAAGCTGACGGTCGTAGAACCTGGCAAAAGAACCAGCACTAGCGTTCTTGGCCTTCATGTCGCTACTTATGTCATTGAATGTGACAAGAAATTCCTCTTTGGTATACTCTATCTTGTCGGCATCGCTGCTGGTTAAAGACTTTGCATCCCTAAGGAAAGTGAGGTACTTGTCCATAGTTATTTGCTCGCCAAAAGCATATGTTCCGTTTTCGTAAGCATCAGCGTAGGCTGACATTTCCTGCCTAAGTGAAGATGCCCTGAAGTCGTTCAGCTCAGCTGCAAGCTTGTCCCTCTCGGTTGTGCCCTCTGGGTATGCCGACATCATTTCGATGTAGAATGCCTCTACGGCAGCTCGGTCGACAACCTCTCCTCCGTAAGTTGAGTCGTACGTCTTTGTGCTCATGTTTGCGTTGAACGCAGTAAGCAGTGCCTGCTTTCGTGCAGCCTGCTGCTCCCTTAGTATGTTGTAGATTAGGGTGGTAAGGTTCTGTGTACCGGATGTGGCCCGTCGGAATCGGGCTCGTCGCTTAGTTCTGATTGCCATTATTCCTCACTCCCGTTTTCTACTGGAACTTCGAGTCCCATTGGAAGCTCGGCCCCGACTTCGGCGTTAGCCGGCAGGGACTCCGCTGGTGGATTGGCTAGGTTCTCAAAGCCACCTAGTGCCGGTCCGCCGGTCGCAGGCGGATTAAGCGTTCTGGAAGCGTTGAGTGATTGCTGTTGAGCCTGGAACTGCTCTTGAGCTGCCTGCTCTTGAGGCTGAAGCTGCTGGGACTGAATTCCCTGCTGCTGTAGCTGTTGGAACAGTTGCAACAGATTACCCATCGTCAAGACGGCCGCAGGATTGATGGTCGCATCAGTCTGCTCGTCTCGGATGATGTCAAGCTCGCCCTCTGGGTCCTCTACGCCAACGCGATCCATTGCGCGTTCAGCGCTCCAGATTCGGTTCTGTACGAGGTTGATAGCAGTCTGAGCCAGCTCGAGGGTATCTCTTGGAGTGAGCTCAGGCGGGATGATATCGATACGGTATTGGTCCTCAAGGATTTGGGCAATAGCCTTATCTTTTGAAGCCCAAACACGTCCGGAGAGTGTCCATACGTCCTTCATCCACTGGTAGAAGAGCTTGCGCTTAGGTGCAATTCGTGACTCATAGTTTGCAATGAGAGACGCGATTGCCTTAGACGAACCAAGCACGCTCGTCGGCGCAAGGCCAAGAAGCAAGTCGTTGAGTCCGGTGACCACTGCGATTTCTCGGTCGATACGCTTGTTGTAGTCCTCAATCTGGAACTGAGGAATGAACGGCTGCAATGCCCTGAGCTCGTTCCCCGGTCCTGGGGCCGCAACCTTGTTAGGCTTGGGTAGGGCGTTAGGTGGTACCTCATCAGGCGCCTCGGCACCGATGAGTTGCCACATCTGTCCGCCGACGACCGACTGGATCATCTGTGCCTGGTTGGTGATTCGCTCGTCCTTCTCTCGAAGAAGCTGCTCAACGTCGTATAGCTCTGGCTTACCGTATGGGCTGCCAGGAACCTTGCCGTTCTGCACCATGATGTACGGAATGCTGCCAGCATACTCTGGGTGTCGCGTGTGACTTACCAGAGTGTTGCCGACGTAGATTGCATTCCAGACCATCGGCGGCTTTCCGGCAGACGTAGGAACCTTGTACCAGTAGTCGTATATCTCCACCTGTAGCTGCTCGTAGACAGTCTCTCGGCGGAGTGGGTTTCGCTCAAACTGATTCTGGTAAACAGTTCCAAGTGGATCGTCATGAGTTGATCCTGTGGAATATCCGTACCACTTCTCTCCCTGCTTGACTGGGATGATGTCGATCCCGAAGTCTTCCTTGACCGCCTGTGGGGATAGGCCGTAGCAGTACAGGGCCCAGTCTAGGCGGGTATAGTCCGAGTTGCCAAACCCCATGTAGAGGTTCTCTGGCTGCTCGATGATATTGACGGAAGGCATTTTGAGGTTTGCGTCCCAGTAAATCTTGGCTGCCGTGTATCCGTAGAGGCTCTTTGTGAGAGCAGCTGTCTCAAGCTTTAGGTCCATGTTCTGCTCGTGCCACCACGAGAAGAAGAGGCGCTCTCGGTTGGCAGCGTCCTCCCTGGCCTCCTCTGTGGGAGCTTCTGGGATGTAGTGGATGACCGGGACTACTGCCTGTAGTGACGAAGGGATGTTTACGTAGGCTGCGTGAACGTTGACAGATACGTGGGCTCGGCCGGCGAGCCGTGCGCTCGGGTCCTCGGCCCAGTGGTCAGCGCCACCTAGCGTGATAGTATCTGGATGGTACATCCGGTCGAAGCGACGGAAGATGCTTCGGAGTCGGTTCTGCTCCGGCTCCAGCTGCTGCTTGCGAGTTAGGATCTCTCCGTACAGCTTGAACTCGTCGCTCTCTTCTGGGTTTACATCGAGCATCTCGAGAGACTTGCGATACATGGCGATGGCATTGGCCTGGCCAGGTGTGAGCTTATCTGCATCAACAGGGGTGTAGTTCTTCTTGATTGCCTTGACTTTGCCACCGTAGGACACGTTGACAATAGACGGCGAGGTAGCGATTGCACCCTTGACTCCGGTGTTCGCAGGACCAGAAGGAGCTGCCTTCCTGATCTCTCGTGCGATCTGTGCGGACGTCTCGGTCTTGATTCCCTTGCCGGCCTGAGGCATCTTCTCAACGATGACCTCACCCTTTGATAGCCGCCTGGCTTTGTCTAGAGCGTCGCCAAGCGCCTTAATCTGCGCCGGTGTAGCGACATCCGGGTCTGTAGTATACTGGCCAGGGACGCCCTCGCCATTAACGTACGTCTTTGGTATTCCTCTAACCTTAGCCATTATTCAGCAGCTCCAAAATAGGAGAAGGCGACGTTCGCCGCAGCCTTCTCGGGATTCCTAATCGCATAGCGGACAGCAATAGCAAGAGCCATTACGGCATCCTGCTCGATCTTCTTGTCGTCTAGTTTGTAAGCCAAGAGTTGCCTCCGTAGATCCTCCCAGATGCCCCCTCTTGGGAACTTGATCTGGCCCTTGTCGATGATTGTCTTCAGGTCGTTTAGTAGCTCAAGCTTCTTTGACTTGGTGCCCCCAAAGTCGAAGTCTCTAAGTGGTTTTATGATTGAGAACTCATCACGGAAGAGCTTGCCGCCCATCCCGGTAGAGTCGACTACCGTGGTACACTGTGCGCTTGAACTGTAAAGGAGATGCCCCTCTCGTACCATGTTGACGACTGCGGTAATCGTCTGCTTGCCAGACCGCTTTCGTGCCCTGACTCCCTGCATAGCGACGCGCTTTGTGATGTCGATTGTGAGCGCCCATGTTGCGTCGGACGAAATACCAGGGTCACAGCCCTGGACGTAACGGTGAGCCGACTTTGGCGCATCCTCGACCTCCAATGTGCTATCGAAGCAGGCCTCGACTCCCTGAGACGAGAAGAATGCCTTACGGGACTCGATGAAGTAGCCGTCTACGTTCTGAGGGATTAGGTACTCAGCCTGCTGCCTAACGACCGCGTCGAAATCTTCCTGACGTAGTCCGTATCCGATATTGTCCCTCGTGGACAGACGGAACGACATGAACTGGTCGTCCCTGGTTGGGTTCTCCGGGTTTCCCATCTCCCAGAGATCCGAGTAGTCGTTGTAGCCTTCGGTTGGGGTCCCGATGAAGTGGAGCGGCCCACCGGTAGACAGGCGGCGCAAGT